GATGTCCTTACGTGCTGTACCCTTTCTATCATACCTTGAGGCATATTTCAATATGTTAGACCTACAGAATGCCTCTGCGTCACCTACTGAATCAATCAAGTCCAATGTCTGAACATTGTTTGAGGAGTAGTGACCCCTGTAAGTACCACTTATATAATCTGAGACCTCTTTGAGAATCTCATTTTCATTGTACTTCATAATCCTTTTCTAGACTTGTTCTGAATAATAATCCGATCATTTGCATGGTCGGGTATAAATTCTAGCACATCATCATGTGGCCACATCATTTCCTCATACAAAGCGTTGAGGCGATCCATGTCCTCCCAGAGATCATTTACGTATCGGGGGTCGTTATCCTCCCCCCAATGATGTTCTTCTGGTTCTAAATCTCCGTGCATTAAAATTCTCCTTCGGGGGTTTCAGTTTCTTCACCAGCATCAACCTTAGTATACAAGTCCAAGAATGATTGCTTAGTATCATCATCGAATCTGTTTACGCAATTAGTGATAGCAACTAGGCGGTCACCAAATATGCTGTATGCTTGTGCAATGTGTACAAGACGACGTGTTGTGATAACCTCATCCACTCCTCCATCGAAGAATGTTTTGCGTATCACTCCTGCCCATTTTACCAGATTTTCAGCAAATGTCAATTCACATCCAACATTCTTTAGAATCTTCTGTTCAATAACTGGTGATGGATAATCTTGCTCAAAGGTAATTGGAAATCTTTCAAGGAAAGCTTCGTTAAGAACATTGGTTCCTACGAAACGTCCATCATCAGAACCCTTACCTTTTGTATTAGCAGTGGCAATGACAGTGAATCCAGCAGCAGGTTTAACATACCTTCCAGTCTTCTTAAGGAATACACCTTTACCTTCTAGTACTGATTGTAAACATAGAATCTTATTAGATGCTAAGTCGATCTCATCTAGAAGGAGTACAGCTCCCCTCTCCAAAGCCTCGACCACTGGTCCATTATGAAAAACAGTATCACCATTAACAAGACGGAAGCCACCAATAAGGTCATCTTCGTCGGTTTCAATTGTTATATTAACACGTATCAATTCTCTATTTAGATTAGCACATGCCTGTTCTACTCCTAATGTCTTACCGTTACCACTAAGACCAGTAATAAAAACAGGGTAAAACTGTCTAGAATTAATAATCTTCTTAAGAGAAGGGGCATTCCCGAAGGGTACATAATTTGAATCTTTCTCTGGAACGTAAGAAACTTTAACAGCAGGTTCAACAGCAGGTGCTTTATATGCTTTCTCAATATCTAAAGCAGTCAAGTCCCAAGTACCTCTACCCTTCTTATAGGACTTAAGGCGTTTGTTAACTGTAGGATAAGATAGTTTGAATTTTTTACCAGCAGCTCTTAAGTCAATGGTATCAACTTTGGCTTTAGGTCCATGCTTGTCCTTAAGAAAGGAAATGATTTCTTCAGTAGTAACTTCTGACTTGATTGGCATAATGACTCTTTGTTTCTATATGCTTATTATAACAGAACTAAAAAGCATATCAATGAAGTGTGGACACTTAGTTATCTGTCCATATCCTTTTCAACTGCCTTACATCAGATACTCCAAACATTGATTTACACCTCTGTTCAGCATCTTGTCTTAGATTAGATGAACAAAGAAATTCTACTTTAGTTAACCTATTAGATTCTAATAGTATATAAGCTTCCCATTTAATCGGTTTCATAATCCGCTTGCTGGTTCATCAAACAATATATTATCCATATAATTATTTACCCACTCTTCATCAAAATACTTAAGTAAAATGTTACGAGTCTTATCATTCTTTTTCTGACTTTCACAATACCAGATCTGGTCATCAAGTCTTTTCATAGTATTAACCCAGAAGGTATCTTTCTTAGCTTCCTTAATCAACTTACAATATACAACAAGATAATTTTGCACAAGACAAAAGAAGTTTGCCATATCAATATCTTCAGTCAAACGTGTGAACTTACAATATGGTGAGAATATTTCGTCACCCCATAATGGAAGTGGTCTCTTACCACTAAAATTAAAGTTGTTACTAATCTCTCGTATCTCATCCCAATTATCAAAACCATGTACAGGAGATACATCCACAATAGCAGCAGTAACTGTTTTACTATTAGCAACAATATCACATCCAAAGATGGGTATATTATAAGATGGTTCTGGAAAGAATACACAATGTAATATCTTCATATCATTAATCTCTGCCAATTCCAAATGCATCTTCCTGAGACCAGGTGCTTTGTACATTGTATTCTTAATGACTAATCCATCCTTCTCTACTTCAGGTAATGAACTTTCCAATGGTTCTACATCAGGCATATCCTGCATAGCATATGATAGCATTAATGCTATGTCTTGTACTATATCATTCTGCATAACTAAAAAAGAACTCCTTGATTAATTTTTCAGATTCTTCTTTACCAAATTGATGTGAAAGATATCCTGAGATAGGGTCTAATCTTATCATATAAGAATCAAAGTCTTTATAGACTGTTGTATCTTCTTCAGTTGGTTTTGCTTTATCTATCATTTCCTTATAGAGTGACAGATAGTATTTAAATGTTGGTAAGAATGTATCAACTCCATCCATCTCACAATACCTTACAAAGATATTATTAGAGAAGTGATTACCCTTCTCAAAGAAACGATAGGTCTCTGTTGTTTCAGGTAATGGTGGTACATCTAATAGAAAATTCTCCACTGGATGCTGGAAGTCAAATACAATAATAACTTTCTTCTTATTAAATCCCATCAAGTCCATACCAAAGCAAGGAAGGTTATGTCCAGTCTTAGGATAGATTATATTGTTATGGATATCAACAGTACCATCCCATATATCAACGTGCCTAGACTTGATAAAATGTTTACCAGAGTATAGATCTGCAGTTAAATGCACATCTCTTTTATTAGTCCATTCTACATGGTTACTTTCAAATTTTAAATCGGGAAACGTATTGAATACTGCCTCCCGATATCCATCCCAAATGCTCATGCTATTTGCTCCACAAATTTGTTTAAGATAGTTTTGTTTGTCATCTTAGAACCCATGTGCTTTTTAAATGCACGATTAAGTTCTGCTCTAGTTGCAACTTCACCCTTCTGTTTTACTTCAAGGTCTTGAGTGCCATCTCCCATGCCTTGACATGGTATAAAGAATGCTTCAGTATACCCAAGTAATTTCTTAACTGCTGCATACTTTTCTTTAGACCATTGTCTTTCCATTCTCTCAGCATCTTCATAATCTAATATACGAGCACTTCTTTTCAATTCATTCTTAGTACAGATACGAATACCTATCCAATTGAAATCAGTAATCTCCCTAAAGAAACCAACAATCTGTTGTGTTGTTAAATATGGACTTGGTTTAAACTCACGAGTATAACCAGTTTTAGAATCTCTTAGTATATATTTTTTATGCATAGACAAAGTTTTAGTTCTAATCGTTTCATTTTCATAATAATAATCTTGACCCTTATAATTATACTGCATAGGATTTGCTTCACCATCAGTCAAGCAAACTACATTTACTTTCTGAACCTTCTCAACATTCTTCATTTGCTCAACAAGTAATCTGGAGCATAAGACTGCTTCACCAAGAGGAGTACCACCAAGACTGTAATCTTGTACATAAGGTAAACGATGTCCATTCATAGCAAACGCTTGAGTATAAACCAACCTCATAGATTTCTCTAAGGATTGTTTGTTTTGCCTTGATGAAAAGAATTCAAAAAGTTTAAACCCATTACAGAATGAAAGTACATTTAAATCATCTTTAACTGCTGGATGAATGTCATGTCTTTCCCAACCATTTTGAAATGCATATACTCTAAATGGAATTTGTGCTTTCCTACAGAACCATACTAAATTGAAAGTCTGTTTAAGTGTATCTAATAAAATATTTTGCATTGACCCAGACCAATCAAGATAGAATACTAACCCATGATTCTTACCTTCTGGAATTACCGTAACTCTCTTAAAGATATCATCACTCAACTTATACTTGTATAGAGACTGAGTATCAAGAACACCTGTCTTAGATGTTGCTGCTCTCTTATATTCATCAGCAGACTTCTTCATCTCAAACTGTTTTACAAGATAGTTAACACTACGTTGTGCTTCTTTCTTATATGATTCATAATGCTTCTCAGCAAACTTCAAAGAATCAAAATAATAATCATGGTCATCTCTGTCACGACATGCTCTACCATAGAATCCACAGTCCAATTCTTCCTGTACAGTTTGATAAGGTACAACAGTTTCCTTCAAATTAATCTTAGGTAGATCTAAATAAACCCACTCTTTACTATCTTCATCAACTAAAGTTTCTAGTGACTCTTGCAATGCTCTGTCTGTAACACTCTCAGTCTCATCAGCACTACCATCAGTACCACCAATAATATCATCCTCATACATTGCATCCTCTAACTCATCCATTCTCTCTTCAATTGACTTTTGATTGTTAGGTCTTTCTGATTCACCTTCGCCTTCACCATCTTCTTTATTGTCAGTATCAACCTCTTGCTCTAACTCATTACCAGAAGTAGGATTGTCCCAATCAATATTTAACTGGTCAGGTATTTGTACTGCTTTATCTTCTTGCTTACCCTTTGCCCACTCATATAATTCTCTAGAAAGTTCTAAGACATCATCAAATGTTTTAGTTGATGCTACACGATTAACCCAGACTTGCTCCTCATCATTAAATTCTATTGAACTATTACCTTTAAAGAATAAGTTAATGCGGTCAATAAATGCTAGTTCTGATATCTCCTCATCTGCAACACCAAAGAAATCCTTATGCCATAGTTCTCTATACCCTTCAAAGAACGACTTCCTAAGACCAGGATATGTTTGCTTCATCTGACGTTCTATGCGAGCATCCTCTATAACATTCACAAATCCTTTAGGAGCATCGATTGGAATGTTAGGGGTGTATAGAGCATGTCCTACTTCATGTCCCACCAGAAGGTCGTATACGGTCTCTGAAGCGTCCTTCCAGATAGGTAGGGTCAATACACGATTGTTAACATCAAATGAAGCAGTCTGTACCTGACGATGCTCTACAGTCAAATCTTCTGTTGCTAGTAGTTTAGCAAGTGTTCCTTTTACTTCAGCGTTGATTGTCATAGTCCCTCTCAGATGTACCTATCATAGCACTTACAGCAAGAGTGTCAGGTGACAAGGTGACAGTTTCTTGACTGTCACCCCAGTGTCTTATAACCCCTGCAATAATAAAACAGTTAGTGACGAGATAAGATATGAAAATAACAGAACGTACCAGAACAACGTAGCTGTCGTAGGGTTCAGTTTTTTCATCAGAGAAGCTACCCAATGCATACTTCCAAATCCTCCATAGTTTAATCATTCAAATAAATGGTGTTTTGATGTGCCAGCATTATCATTTGATATATTTCCAATGCCAGTCTCTTCGGTTTCATTTAGGTCATAACTCCAATCTTCTATTACCGTGTTTGATAATAGTCTATCAGATAAAAGAAATAATTCATCCTTTGCTGTTTTATAATCTGGTGCATCAAACCAGAAATCAATACACTTACCAATCCTCAACAAATGAGGTTCAAGTTGAGGGGCAACTCTTTTGGTGTTATTCATCACTGCATTACCAGCAGCATCTGATACAGACCCTCTCAACTTTACATATACTGTTGCTTTGAATCTCATTATTCCTCCTCAATTAATTTAGAAAAATCATTTATCTTTTCAAACCTAAGACAACGCTTAAACTTATCAATAAGTAAATCACCTTTATGTGAAATAACAAATAGATTAGTACCTCCACCTAACTTTAAAAGTATAGAAAGTAATTCACCTGTAGCAGATGCATCAAGAGAACTATCAAATACTTCATCAAGTATAAGAAGATTAGTAGCAGCAGAATTCTTCATCCTTGCTACTTCTCTCCATGTAAAGAGAAGTGCTAGATCTATCTTCTGCTTTTCACCTTCAGAGAAAGAAGAGTAACTAAACTCATCTCTAAATCTACTCTTGATAACTTCATTAAACTCTTCATCCAATGTAAAGTTAACAAAGAAATCCATCGTATGAAGATACTTATTAATAAGGTTATTAAATACAGGAATGTATTTCTTAATAACTTGCTTCTTAATACCAGAGTCCTTTAATAAAGATGATACAACTTGATACTCATCTATCAACTTACTTATACCACTACACTCATCCTGAACTTTATGTAATTCACTTGTAAGATTTTCTAGTATCTTTTTCTCTTCATCAATCTTAGGACTCTTCTGTTGGTTGAGTTCTTTATCAATATCTAAATTTTCTTTTTCTAATCTAACGATATCACGATCTAAAGATGATATCTCACTACGCATTTCATACAATTCTGAACAAATTCTTTCGAGTTCCTCAATAATATCTAGTGTATCCTTAATACTTTCTTCATATTTACTTGCATCATTAGTCAATGATACTCCAGTACTAGTCAAAGAACCCATTCGAGTTTCTTTAAACGTATCAGATATTACTTGAGTACATGTAGGACACTCATCATGAGTCTCAAGAAACTTAATTTCTTTAGTTAATCTTTTTAATTCTGTTTTTGTTTGTGTTTGCTTGTCTCGTAAGGCTTGTAATGCATCCCTAAATGTTTCTATTCCACTACATTCCTTTTCCAACTTGGTCTTTTCGGTTATCTTATCTTGTTTTTGCTTTTCTTTTTCTTTCACTTTAGTTACATTTTTCTTATATTTGTCTCTCTTCTCTTTGTTTCTAACATCCTTTAGATCTTTTAAAGAATTAATTAACTTTTGCTGTGATAAAACCCTCTCTTCTGCAATGTTTTTTAAATAAATAGTGTCTTTATTTTTTAAATTTGTACCACGAATTCTCTCTTTAAGAAGAGTATTCATGTTTGAGAAGACCTTGATATCCAATAGATCTTCGATAACTTCTCTCCTGACACTTGCTCCGAGTTGCATGAATGGGATAAATGTGGATGAACCAAGTATGACAACCTGTGTGAAACTCTTGAAGTTAAGTTTGAGGACTGTCTGTTCGAGGTACTTTTGTGTGTCACGTGTTGCTGCATCTTGATCAACGAATTTGTTATTTTTATATATTTCAAAAAGGTTAGGTTTAACCCCTCGAAAAACTCTGTACTCATCCTTTCCTATAGAGAAACATACTTCAACCTTTAATCCTTTTTCGTTAATACTATTAACAAGTTGTCCTCTAGTAATCTTACGGAAAGGTTTATTGAATAAAGCAAAGCACAGAGCATCTAACATAGTAGATTTCCCTGCACCATTAGTACCTACAATAAGTGTAGAAGCAGATTCATTCAATTGGATCTCAGTCCATTGGTCACCAGTAGAAAGAAAGTTCTTCCACTTGATGCTCTCAAAGGTAATCATTCTTTAGTGGGTTCAATAATCGGAGGTAGAATTAAATCTTCTCTAGTGACAATGGCATAAGCATACCCGAATTTATCACAATTAATAGCAACAGCCTCAACGTCTATTTCCATTAATTCTAATTTCTTCTTATAGTCTTGTTCATTCAACTGATACAAATACCTTTTAGCATCATCCTCTTCTTCAAACATGTGAACAGTTTTAACGTTCTCATTATTTGGAAGAGCATATACACCACCAGTATCTTTTTCAGTTAAAATAAACATTAGAGTTCAGATGCTTCCATGTATAAAGACCTCATAATGTTTTTAACATTACTTTTATCAACCTTAAGATCTATATCATCTATGTAGTTATCTAATAGAGTAATGGTGTCTTCGGTCTCTACGACTACATCACCACCTTCTATATCAACACTAAGATCTTCTACAATCTTAAGGTCAGCAAGTCCAATGTCTTGAAGCTGTCTGACAAAATAATCAAATTTAGTATAGTCACCTTTGTCTTCTACTATGAGTTTGACGAAGGTTCCTTTGACTTCTTCCTCATTCGGTAGTACAACTCCATTATTATAATACAACTTATGAAAAGTGTCAAAGGGATTTCTATAAAAAGTAGTTCGTAGAGTTTCCGTATCAAAGACATGGAACCCTCTTTTTTGTCCGTAGTCATTCCAGTATAGTTGATAGGGGTTACCAAGATAATAACAATTATTCTTATTAGATTTAGTATGGTAGTGACCAGAAAATACCTTAGTAAATTTCTTAAAGATATTCATATCAATACCCTTGTCCATCACATGACCTGGATGAGCTTCAAAGCCGTTAAGCTCAAGATGGCCCATACAGACAGGTGCAGTACTTTCTGTGATGCTTCGTAAGGTTCTGTCGTAGTTCTCATCACATATCCAAGGAAGGAATAATATATCAGTACCGTCATAACTACGGGTGGTAGGTTCATCAATAACATCTATATCGTATCCTCCTAATAACTCTTCTGGAGAGTTAATCCTTAATGTGTTCTTATAATATATGTCGTGATTACCAATCAAGGCAGTCATCTTACATCCCAATTCTTTAACAGGATCAAACCACATCTCCTTCGCTGCTTCCAGAGACATGTAATTAATAGATCTACGTTTATCAAACGTATCTCCTAAATTTATAATCTCTTTAATACCTGATGCTTTAAGAAAAGGTATTACAATTTTACTATAGAACTTCCTATAGTGCTCAACAAAATGAAGATTATCATTACGAACACCAAAGTGTTGGTCTGTTATGAGTAAGATTTTCATCTCTTAGTGTTCATCTCTACACGATTCTTTATCTGTGCATAGTCAGCACTAGCCTCACCATCAACTGAGAATACATGGTCATATCCAGACTTCTCTAAAATTTTATCTTTGATATCCATCTGACGTTTCTCTTTAGCAATACGACGTAGAAACGCATAGTACACTATCTGTGTAAAATATGCAAATGGATTTTTACTTTTCGCTGGATCAAAATTATCTATGTACTGTATACAATTCTCTATTCCATCACAAACCATATCATCCTTATACATGTAGTTGATAAAGTTTGGTCTATATGATAGATGCTGTGCTATTTTTAAGAAGCATCCTCCAATGTAATTACTGACACGAGGTTTAGGAAGACCTTTCTCTTGAGCAATAACAACTTTGTCCTTGTACTTTACGATAGCAGCAAGGAACTCAGCATTATTAACATAATGTTCTTTCTTTTTTGCGACTCTCCTCATATGCGTATCCTGTATTGAGTATATTATACTAAGGCTTGACAAGATTGTCAATCGTGAGTAGGATAACCATGTTAAGGGTTCAGGGGAACAGTATTAGCTTTTATATAATTTCTCAAATACCTGTCTAGCCTGATTTATTTTTCCAATGAATCCTTGTGTGTTATCTATTTTTGTCCGTCGTCGTGCGTTTCGTTTATCTTTTACTTCTTGAGGTTCTTCATCTTTAATCCTATCAGCATGTTCATCTACTAAAAATTTTTCATACATACCTATAATATTCTTACTCATAGAAGCAACACTTAAAATATCCTTCTCACGTATAATAAAAAATTCTTCATCAGATAACATCATCCATCGATGAAATCCTAATCCCCTCATAATTTTACCCTTACCTAGATCTTGATTGATAGGTTGTATACAAACTGGGTCTTGTAAAAATGCTATTGACTCCTCACAATTATCTTCCGTAGCCATTACTGCTTTAGCCAATACTTCTTCTCCACTAACCAGTTTAAAAACTCCGTGGAATTCTTCATCATGCTTTACGTAGTTAATTGTCATAATCCTTTAGTTTGATTTCTACAATTTCATATTTAAAATTTTCTTCTTTGTAAATTTTTAATCTCTCAAAGAGATGAAGGAGAGTATAGTTCTTTCCATTATCTCTAGTAATATCGTCAGCAACATCATATAGTGTTGCTTCTAGTTTCTCCTTAGATTGTCGAAGTACCCTCCCGATAGACTGGAGGTTACGCACTCTAGATTTCGATGGACTAGCGAAGACCAAGTTGTGCAACCGCTTGATATTAATACCAGTGCTGAAAGTGCCGTAGCTAGCGACAATAATACTGTTGTTTTCATGTTCAACTAGTCTCCTAATTTCTTCACGATCATCAACATCCACCCCACCATAAACTAAATGTACTGGTTTATCAGTATGACTATTTATCATCTCATACAGAGGGAGACCGTGCTTCTCCACGTAATTGAATAGTACCAATGTATTTCCTTTTAAATCACACGCTAAATTGCGGATAAATTTATTACGTTGTTCGTGTTCACAAAGGTAATCCATTTCATCCTGATACCCTTCAAAGATCTGTTCACTATGTTTAAGTACAATAACTTTTACTTTTAGTTGAGCAACATGTCCTTTCTTCATTAGGTCTGATGTCTTAGTAACCTTTGAGCATCTACCAAACACACCTTCTAATACTAATTGATTTGTTTCTGAACCATCTAACGTACCAGTAAATCCATATCTAAACTTACATCCATGTAACTTAGACATTAATTTAGTAAGAGATTTAGCTTTAAATAAATGAGCCTCATCACCAATCACAACATCAAATCTATCAAAAAACTTTCTTGGTTCCTTATATACTGACTGCCAAGTTGATATAACTACATCATGGTCTGTATATTTTTCTTCACCAGCATAGATTTTATGACAGTGGTATTCAGTGCTCCAACCATACTGTGTAAAATCTTTATACATTTGCTCGACAAGAGAGGTAGTTGGTACTATAATAAGTACATTCCGTTTAACCGTTACATGAAACCGAACCAATGAATAAATCATTAGGCTTTTCCCGCTTGCAGTTGGCGACAATAGGAGTCTTCTGTTGTATCTTAGGCACTCGTATATTGCTGCGTATTGGTAGTCCCGAATCTTTATTCCAGAAGGAAGACGCAACGCCCGAACAAATTGAACTACAGACTGAGGAGTTACAAGATCGTTTTCTTCCTTTGGATGTCCAAAATATTGACTTTCCAAATACTCAACCTGATACCCTCGGTCCTTTGCCCAGTCAGTTAGATAATCTATTAAACCGCAATAGATCTCTCCAGTAGCAGGTGAATATAATCTTACTTTACCGTCCCAACCTTTGTATCTCCTCGTCTTTTGCATGTACTTTGCAGAGGGGATTTCAAAGGTAAAAAATTCTGCTGCCTCTTTGTGGAGATGAGGCTCTGCTTTTACTTTTAAATAAACTTCGTTCTTCTTCTGAATAACGAGATCTGCCATGATTTACATTCCACTTTGAAATCTCTCCCACTCAATAGCATTTTTAATTTGGTAGTTACGTCCATTGATTTGACGCAACACACCATCAAGAAAGAAGATCGTTTGTTCTATATAGTCAATCTTCAGTTGTAGCTTTCTGACCTCATCATCAGCAGCAATGAACATTTTAATTTCATCGTTTGTAGTGAGTTTTAAATCAAACGGTGTTGTTTTGTATATACTTGTTGATGCTTTACCTTTATAATATATCCATTTATCTCTAACCATCATTCTCATTTCAGACTCTCTATCTTTTTTCATTAGAGAGAATGTATTAAAAAACTCCATATATCTCATATGGAGTTGAGGTATTCTTACAGATTCTTCACCATATTTATCAGGATCTATTTCACTATCCTTCTTCCACATTTCTTGTAGTTGTTCAAGATTCATATATCTAAACTCAATTGAACATTAGTAGTAAATTTATTATAAGTTGTACCATTAATATGGCAATAGGTATTGAATACTTTTTTCATATCATCATGAGAGAGACCGCAATGTTTTGCTGCTTGAGGTATGTTCCACTTGGCAGCAAATAACATTTTGATAGCATACGATTGTTCTTTCAAATACCTTGGTCTTTTGTTTTAGCAAAAAACTCTTGCATTGAAGAAGACACATCAGGTGGTTCTGGATGTTTATACCCTTTTATTTTCATCCAGTCATTATGCATTGCTTGCATACGCCATGATTGGGCAAGACTCTTAGGACCATTATCTAGTAATTCCCTTGAACTTTTGCCAAGTATTTTCATACCAGCATACTCTTCTCTCCAATTGGAATCATCCCATTCAGTTTTATATGTCCTTTCTGGGACATGTTCCTTTCCAACTTTTTTTCGCATTGACACTAAGCTACCTCCTATACCACAATATGTATAGACCTTAGTACCTTAGCACAGAATTAAAAATTTTGCAACTACCTTTTGTCTCTGCTTCCCTGATTCCTTACTTCAAATACCGAATAGTTAAAAGTTGCTGTAGCAGTCATGAATTCATTATCGGTTCCTGTAACATCAAAAGCTACAGTGGATAATGATACTGGCCAAAGACTCTGAAATACTACATCAAAGTTTGCAATATTATTATTATTTAAAACCAATAGCGTTGCATCAGACCACTTAGCATCATCGGTTTTAGATCTAGTATCCATTCTATATTGGTCATTCCAATTCATTCTATCAATATAATCTTGAGGAGTTCCTAATGCTCGTATCCAATTATGAATCTCCATATAATTTCTAAGGTCTTCATCAACAATGAAATCCAAAGTCAATTGACTATACTCTATATTACCACTCATAGGGATCTTAGCATATCCAGCAGTAGGAATATCAACTTGCCCTAAACTCATTTCTGGTATTGATGCTCTTTGGCATAGAAAAGAAACCTTCTTTGCTTTATCCAATACGAATACAAATCCTATTGGTGATAGAAAGTTCTTGTTTGTTAATTGATCTTTATACCAGTTTGCCATTATAGCAGTACTATTTTAATTATTTATACCCACCGATTAACAACTAGTTCAACAGCATTACTTGAATTAACTATCTGACTCTCTACTTCAAATCCTTCAGACTTAGCAACACTGGTAAGTAATTGTATACAATACAATTGTGTTATCTTTTCAAGGAATCTTTCTATTGGTATTTGATGAGACCAAGTTTGCCTATCAGTTATCAACTCATAGCATTGACTCTGTTTGTTCCACTTGAAACCCATGTCATCACCTATTGTGACTTCACACATTACTTTCTCGTGCTCATGTCCTATAGGATTTACTAACTGTCTATTAATATCAACTGGATAACCATCAA